TGGTCACTCTCCCTTCCAGCGCGTGCGGCAACGCGGCAACGTTTCTCGCGCGCGCGTATTTCTTCTCTCTTTTTTCTTCTTTAGAAATCAGGAGGAATAGCAGAAGCGTTGCCGTTGCCAAACGCCCCATTTTTGCGCGTTGACCTGCGCATATGCTTGGCAACGCTTGGCAACGCTTACAACGTTCACGAAGCCGATTTTTAGGCGATAACGAACGTTCGCTCCTTCTTTCCAGTCAACGGATTGAGCAAAACCGAGATTGAAGCGTTGCCAAAAATTCGGCGCACTTCCTTCGTAAACGACGTCCTCTTGGGCGCGTAGTGCTCGCCAGCGTCCTCGCACCACTCGGTGAATTGCTCATATACGCTTTGGACTGTCTGCCGATCTAGAACGGCTTCGCTGATTTCTTCCTCGTACAGCCAGCGCCTTACAACGCTGTTGTCGATTCTGATTTCCTCTATCTCTGCCACCATGTCGGGTATCTCGGTAAGGCGGTCGCGCCCATCGGCCAGCATGTCGTGCAGCGCCATCAGCCCCAGCACGGCGAACCTGCGCAGTGCGTCGGGCGTTGACAGCTTCGATATAATGTCCGGGTCGAAGTCGGGCGAGTCCGGCGTGAACGTCCGGCGAAACGGGACGAACGCGAGACGCCTGAAAACGCCGTCCGTCGTGTCGGCCAGCCTAGGCATCGCGTTCATTGAGAACACCATCGTCGCCATCGGCTTGAAGTCGAACGGGTCGTGGTACTTGCGCTCGGCCTTGATCTTGTTGCCCGTCACCAGCTTCTTGAACAGCGCAAGCTCCGTACCCTTGAGGAACTCGTCGGGTATGTCGTCGCCTAGGTTGGCGAGCTTGCCCGTCAGCTCGGCGGGGCCGTACTTGTCGCCCAGCGACGCGATGTCCATGGAGGACACGTTCTCGTCTCCCAGGAGCGAGCGCATCATGTCGATGTAGGTGGACTTGCCGTTGGCCGCTGTTGACGTCCCGCCGGTCGGGCGACCGATGAGCATGGGCGACTGAGAGAGCACGCGCCGCGAGCACATGCACGCCCCGATCACCTCCTGCATCGCGGTCATGGTGGGGCCGTCCCCGTCGGCTATCGACTCTATGAACCTGTCGGCCACGCCATAGCTGGCGTCTAGGTCGAGGTCTACGGGAAGGGTCGCCGTGATGTACATGTCGGGCGTCGGCTCGACCTCGCACATCCTCTCGACGTCGTAGGTGCAGTTGGCGAACTGGACGTAGCAGCCGCCGTCCATCGAAGCGGACAGGACGCTGGGCGCCTTGACCTCGATGTACTTGACCACCTCGGTGCGCTCGGCGCTCTTGGCATCGTCGGCGTACTGCAGGCACATCCACTCTATTGCCCGCTTGGAGAACACCCACCGCTTGCCGTTCCACACGGCCAGCGCGCCGTCGATGTAGCGGGCGTGGTTCGCCGTCAGGATGTTCTGCCCCAGCACGTTGGTCAGAATCTTGCCCTTGTCCGTCCTGAATGGCTGAACCCTGCCACCACCGTAGGCACTGGGCGAGCCGGGTCTGCCCACGTTCAAGTCCTCGCCGGGGTTCTGCCCGCGCTCGTACCTGCACGCGCTCTTGACGATGCCCTGAACCTCCCTCGAATCGAGGGGCGGCTCGCACCGCATGAAGTTGGCGCCCATCACGGTGGTCATGATCTCTTCGTCGCTGCGCCCTATCGCCCGCAGGTGGGTGGCGTACTTGAACAGCGTGTTGTTGCGGTTCTCGTCAATCTTCTCGGGCAGCTTGAACTTGCCGTTCTCCTTGCGCGTCTCGTCCACCCCGCCGTTACGCTGGATGTGGTCGAGGAAGTCGTAGACGTTGCCGTTCGCCGTGGCTATGGGCACGTCCTCTGGGTGGTCTTGCCACTCGTAGCGGTTGCCGTTCGGGTGGACGGACGGCGGCGCGACGATGTAGCTGCCATCGCAGCGCACGTCCACGCCCAGCTCGCCGTTCGCGCTCGGCCTGATGTTGTTGCGGCTCGTGCGGTAGAGGTAGTGCATGCCGCCGCTGCCCGTTATCGCCACTGCGGTCTCGGGCAGCTCGCCCTGCGCGCGCTCCCACGCCGTCAGCGTGGCGTATCCGTCCTTCTCCTTGTCCTCGTCTATGTCGAAGTCGAGCACCAGAAGGCCGTGGCTGGGCGCGCCGCACACGATGCCCACGTTGAAGTCGGGGAACTTGCCCCACACCTCGCGCGCCGACTGCGGATCGTCGAACCAGTCGTTCAGGCCGTGCGCCATGGCTGGCTGCTTGCTCTTGGCGTTGAGCGGCACGACGGCGAATCCGTGCTCGCAGTACCAGACGGCGGCCTTGCCCAGCTCTGACAGCTCGTCGCTCATTCGCTCAACACCCCCAACAGCTCGCATATGCGCCGCGCCGAATAACGCGGGTTGACGTATTCAAATCTGCATCCGTAGTCGCGCTCCATGGACGTGATGATCTTCGCCATGGTCTGCCCGCGCATGGGCTTGCTGCGGTACCTGCGGCACCTCCCCGCGCTGGACGGGTCGCAGAGCAGGCGCTTGTAGTAGTCGCAGCGCCTGCATGCGTCGTTCGTCCACTTCGCCACGTCCGCGGTGGAGCGGTACGGGAACCCGACCTCGACCAGTATCACGAGTCGGTACCCCGCGTCGCGCGCCCGCTCCATCTCGCGGGCGAACCTGTCGTGGTCGCGCCCCACGTCCATGGCCACCTCGGACAGGTTGCGCTTGGTGTCCACCAGCACGTTGGACTGGTCGGTCGCGTAGTCGCCAGCGTCCAGCTTCTTGCGCACGACTTCGATTCCATGGGCAGCGAACCACTCGTTCTTTGCCTTGTGCTTGCCGATCTGCTGTCGCGTGTCCTCGTACAGAATCACGGGATGGTCCTCTCGAACAATGAAGGGGCGACGCAGCGAAGCGCCGCCCCCAGCTCGCTAGTCGAACGGAATGGGGCCGTTGTAGGCGACCGTCTGGCCACCGCCCACGCGGCCTGTGCCGCCGCTCGGGCGCAGAGCCTTCTTCTCGCGTGGCTTCACCTTGCCGTCGCGCACCATCTGGGCGTCCACGACCTGACAGACGTTGAGACGCGTCCCCGTGTCGCCGTCGTTGCGCTCGTACTCCTCCTCCTGCAGGTTGATGCCCACGATGCGGTTCACGAACATGTCGAGCCGTCCGGCGTTCCACGCGGCCTCGGGGTCGAAGCCAGGATTGCTCTTGGCGATGGCGTCGAGCCTGCCCTTGAGCATGCCCAGCGCGCTGTCCTTGTAGCTCATGAAGAAGTGGTGGGCGAACGGGTGCGACTTGCCCCACTCGTCGGAGTAGTAGTTGGCGTGCTCGCCCTCGGCGATGTCGTAGATGACCTCCACGTACTCCTTCTCCTCGTTGTCCTTCAGCTCGGTCATACGTGCCACGTAGGGGCCAGCTGGCAGCGGGGTGAAGCCACTGTCGCTGCTTGCGTTGATGTTCTCCCAGTTGACGCTACGCATTAGAAACCTCTTTCTCTGATGGTTCTCAGCTTGTTCTCAAACAGGCGGTCGCGCGGGTCGAAGCAATGGCTGGACGATCGTGAGAACGCGCACAGGTAGGCGTCCCACGTCCTGTCCAGAGCCACGTCCTCCGCGCAGCCGTCTGCGATGAGCCGTTCGAAGTGGTCGGTGCAGGCACGAAGCATGGCGAGCACCGTGGGTGGGTTAGGCATCGGCATTGGCGGCTGACCACCCGATGAACTCCCTCAGCCCCCTGTCGAGCACTGACAGGTCGTTGGGCAGCTCTGCCGTGTCGAACGCCCCGCAGCTCTTTGCGGGCGGCTTGCCGTCCACCACGAACTTGTACTCGCCGCCAGCGCACTCTGCCAGCACGCAGACGTTGACCATGCCCAGCAGGTTCACCTTCTCGTTGAGCAGCTTGCCAACGGTGGCGGGCACGATGTTGTTCTGCGCGTCCACGTCCGTGTGCATGACGAGGTAGACGATCACCTCGCCCTGCAGGTCGTTGACGAACTCGATGAAGCGGTACACGCGCCCCGCTATCTCCTTGTAGACCTCGAACTGGTCTCTGTATCGGTCGTCGCCCCAGCTGCCACGCATGTAGATGTCGGTGATGCAATAACCGAAATCGTCCACCACCACGACGGGATAGCGCTCGGCGTATGCCTTGACCACCTCGGCAAGCTGGCCGAAGTCCTTGGTGCGGGCGAACTTCTTGCCGCCACGGAAGGGCAGCATCGTCTTTTCGCACTCAATCAGCCCGTAGGCGTCGTTCGGCATGTTGCGCAGCGAGTAGGTCTTGCCGGAGCCGCTAGGCCCCAGAATAAGGACTGGCACTGCCATGTCACTCTCCCCCTTCCAGCGTGCCTTCGGTCTCGCCAGTTGGGCGTAGGATTGTCACGCCATCGAAGTACTCAGGAACGAGGTACACGATGTGATATGCGCCAAACATGTCTTTCAGAGGGTCTTTCGCCTTGCAGACAGAGATTGAATAGCGCGTGCCGCGCTTCTTCTTGCTGCTTGGCTTACTCAGCTTTACGCCATCTTCTTTTGGCAGAAGTGCTATCACGCGCAAAGTTTCGTTGACGCGATACTCGACACGATCGTCAAATTCCATGCAATCGTGCATCTTCTGCACCGTTTCCTGGGACAGGGTAATGCGCGCCTGCAAGCCGTTTTTCGTAGTTTGCGAGAAGACCAGATACGCGGGACTCTTGTTTACCTGCTTGCCCTTGCTGGTTACGTCAAAAGTTTCGAAGCTGTCGAGGTCGTACGGACAGGCGTTTGATTTCATTTTGTCGTTCTCCTTTGCTGTGGGGCAATTCTGTTGCGGTGTTGCAGACTGGATACGCAAGACCTTGCGTCGCCTGCTCATGCCGTTCCCACTTCCAGCATCCCCGCGATCACGGACGGCAGCTGCCCCCTGAGCGCAGCGGCCACCTTCTCGGGCTTCACCCGCAGCGTGCCGTTCTGGCGTATGCCGTCGGGTGTCGCTGGCGTGGTTGTGGTGACGTACTCCATCCCGTCGAGCAGCTCGCCCGTCTCGGTGGCGTAGGCGATGGCAAGCTCGTCCAGGTGCTCGTTGACGTAGGTGGTCAACCACTCGTTGAACTCGTCGCTCTCGTCTGCCGCCAGCGCGGCGTGGTCGGTCACGCGCAGCTCGGTCACGGTGCGCGCGGGCTGCCCCGACACCTTCGGGAACACGTAGGTTCCCACCTTCTCGCCGTTGACGCGCACCTCGAAGCCCGTGGCGCCAGTCAGCTCGTACAGCTGGCGGTACTGGTCGTTGACCCGCCCTCGCAGGTTGTCGGCCACGCCCGTCTTGAGGTCTGCGCCGATGGCGTTGTACACGGCCTGCTCCACGGCAAGCCGCTCGACC